TGTTAAATTGACTTTGTTTTTCTAATATTTTGATATTCATTTGTTTATATAATTAGTAAATTTGTCTTTATTAAATAACTGGTTATCGTCTTCAAATAGGTCAATGAAGCGAGTAATAACCATTTCAATATCGACTAACTCTAACTCTGACGCTTCGCTAGTAGTGAAAGAGTCTTTATTTTTAAGCGTTCTTAGCGTCTCCGCTATAGCTTCATAGTGTTTTTTTGTAAACATATTAATTAAGGCTTAGGGATAATGTATAAATTCCCCTCACTCTTAACCCTCCATCCTGCCTACTGTGACAATAGGCAGTAGCAAGGTTAGAGAGAGTTATTAGTTAAGATAGCCTCAATCAATTCATCCGGTATTAATTCTCCTGACTGAAAGAGAGCGATAACTTCCCCCTCGACATCATCAAACCCTCCACCGTTTATATTAAGCGGAGCGTAAATATCTAAGGAAGACTTTGCAGATATAAAGGTACTGCTTACCTGTTTTTCGTTGTGGTTCATTGATACGATTGATTAAATGGTAATTTAAGTATCTATAAATAGAGTAACAAAAAGCTTGACATTTGTCAAGTAGTTTACTACCAAGATTGATGACTTAACCTTAGTAGAGAGAGGGGGTGAGTATAAGGTGAGTGAAGGTGAGTGAAATAGAATAGATGTTTTTAGCTTCAATCTACCCTCTATACTATTATAATAGCACTCTATCCGGATTCAAAATGAATTTATACTATTATATATAGAGATAGCTAGTCTAATTTAAAGCTGATTAGCTTCAGGTTGAAAGAGGGTAACTACCACCCCCCCCCACCCTCCAAAGGGGGTCCCAGGAAGAAAATTAGTGTTAATCTTTTCTCCCATTCGTCATATCACTTCACAAAAGATACCCATATCATCCTATAACACTTAATCTATTTAGATTTCTGTTTATTCTATCAGCTTTAAAAGACAAAATAATTTCGGGAAAATGAAAAAATAATCGTTTTTTAATAGTTGTCCTATATTTTGTTTAGCTATGGGTAATAGAAAGTTGCATGAAACCTAACGCTTTGTTATTATTCTGCCATGCCATTTGCCGGAGATAAACAAAAGTATTTGCGGAAAGTGTTGAAGTTAAAGCGACAACGGGAAAGACGGGCTGAGAGACGGAAGTACCAACTTAGACCACTTACTATTTTGGAACGGAAGTTCTTAAAGGAGTATTTAAAATGTGGGAAGAAGTCGGTGGCAGCCAGATCGGCCTATCGGGTTTCTCCCAAAAACGCCAATCTCTATGCTAATAAGATTTTAAGGAGGAAGCCGGTGGCTGACGCTTTGGAGAAAGCACTGAAGGCTCACCACCTGGATGATGATTTTGGGGTTCAGGCGTTGAGAAATATTATTGAGTCAGGAACTAAGAATCGGTTAGAAGCCAGACCCGGGGATGCCCTCAAGGGCTTGGAGATGTACTGGAAACTGCAAGGTAGATTGGGAACTAACGTTAAGAATGTGAATAATTTTAAAATCAATGCTGAGGCTAAAGCCAGAAAGATGAGTTATGATGAATTAAAGAAAGAGCTGGAGAGGCTAAGTCTCTTACAGCAGCAATTATTACAAGTTGAAGAAGGAGAAATTGTTGATGGAGAATAATACCCCGGAAGGGATTAGACACATCTCGGTCAGTAAGTTTTCTGAAAATGTTCCCGGTAATTTAAAATTGGCGACTGACGAGCCTCTAGTCATCACTTCCTACCACCGGCAATTATATGTGGTGTTGTCTTTTAAGTTTTTCGATGCCCTGATGGAGTACCTACCATCAGAGCTTTTACAATTTGGAGCAGAGGAGAATGATGACCAATCAACACAGGAAGCTGGCTTGGGAAGTCCAAGAGGAGAAGCAGTCGACTCGAAGAAAGCCCAAGACTAAACTGGATGAGGATAAATTGCTGGAAAAGCAGCAATCGGATTATAGCAACTATATGGAAGCTGTCGGTCAAAGTGATGAGGAAAAAGCTAGTAAATGGGTAATTGAGTCCCAAAATCAGGCGGAGAAACTGGAAGCTGAAGCAAAAATAAAACTAATTGAAGACGCTCAAAAACAAACCAGGTGGAAAAAGAAGGACTATGTCCACACTCTAGCCAAACAATTATTTATCTTTATGGAACAGGTGGAAATGCCAAGTGGAGGTCAATGGCGGGTTTCTTTTGAGGAAGATCGACTTGCCCTCTGGTTGAAGGTGGGAAGCAAACTGTTTGCCAAGGGTATTAAGCCGGTGGGAACCGCCATTTATGATATTCAAGCCCTGGAAACCCTGGTCTTGGAAGCCGAAAACACCATTGAACGTGTCAACCCGAAATCGGGAATTTATTTGCCAAATGGGAAGGTGGTTTAATGCCGGACAAAGAAGATTTAATCAAACTTTATGTAGAGAAAGAAGCGGCCATTAAGAATTTGTCCCGAAGGGCTTATTTAAAAGACTTGTTTTTGTTTAACAAAGAAGTGTTAAAGATTGAAGCGGGGAGTGATGAGGAAGGTTCTGGTCGTGTGGCTCTGGGCGAGTTCCACAAAGAACTCTGTCAGTTTGTCTCCACCGAGATTAAAAAGAAGAAATTGGTATTAATGCCCCGGGGACATTTGAAAAGTACGGTGGTAACTGTCGGTTATTCCCTTCAACGGATTGCCCAAAACCCCAAAATAAGAATCTTAATTGCCAATGCCGTTTCAACTATGGCCGAGGCATTTTTGGGCCAGATTAAAAAGCATTTACAATACAACGAAACCTTTATTGACTATTTCGGAGCCATGTCTCTTGGGGCTTTTAAATGGTCGGACAACATGATTACCGTGAATACCGGCGAGGATTCATTCAAAGCCAAGGAGGCTACGGTTACAGCCTATGGCTTGGGAGGGTCACTGACCTCTCAGCATTACGACCTAATTATTGTTGACGATCCTCATAATCGGGAAAACATTAATACCAAAGACCAGATTGATAAAGTCAAATTACTTTATAAGGATTTATTGGACTTACTAGAACCTGGTGGTCAGTTAATAATTATTGGCTGTATGGTTGGAGATACTAAGGTTAAAATGGCTGATGGAACAGAAAAGAATCTTCGTGATATTAAAGTTGGAGATAAAATAAAAACCTATGATAACGGTAAACTATCAACTTCTGTTATTAAGAACTGGGCTAATCAAGGTCGTGATTTAGTGTTTACAATAACGACGAGTTCTGGTAAAATATTTAAAGCAAACGAAAGACATCCGTTTCTAATTTATAAAAACAAAAAACCACAATGGATAAGAGTCAGAAACTTGAATATAGGGCAGAAAATCGTAATTGTAAAGGACAATGGGGTAAATGGGTTGGGAAAACGTGTATCTGGAAAGGATGCAAAGAGCCAGCGGTTTGCCGAGGGTACTGTGCCAGCCACTACAATAAAAAGAAGTGGGCTGATGGGTATCGCCCACCATCTGCCAATTCTAGAGCATTTCGTAATTCACACCTCAAATATCGCTACGGAATTACAATCGAAGATTACGAAGCACTTGTTCTCAAACAGGATGGCAAATGTGCTATTTGTGGGCGGTCAGCCAGTGGTTGGCGGTCAAACAAAAAACATTTCTGTGTTGACCACTGCCACGAAACAGGAAAAGTCAGGGGTTTGCTCTGTGATGACTGCAATTTGGCAGTGGGTTATACAAAAAACGAGAAGAACGCTACCGCCATCGTGGAATACTTCAGACTTCACTCTGGATGAGATAGTGTCAATTAAAGAAGATGGGGAAGAAGAAGTTTTTGATATTGAAGTTGAAAAAACAGGTAACTTTATAGCAAATGGCGTAGTTAGCTCTAATACCCGCTGGCATGATGATGACCTTTATGGCGAAATTATTGAGAAAACTAAAAGCAATCAGGAGTATCAGGTATTCCATCGGCAGGCGATTAATGGGGCAGTTATTGGGCGCAAAGAGGGTGGTGGTTATATTATTAGTGGCGGTGAGGTGTTGTGGCCAGCTAAATACTCACTGAGACATTTATCTGAATTGCTTGAGGACAAAGGTCTTTATGAATGGCACTGCCAATACCAAAACTCACCGACAGACGACGAAAATGCCGTTTTCCACCGTTCTTGGTTTAAGGAGTATGACCCGACTGATTTGAAGGGCAGGACTTTGCTAAAGTTTACGGCCATTGACCCGGCCATCTCCCTAAAGGAGCGGGCCGATTACACCGCCATTGTCACCATCGGGGTTGACATCTTCAATAAAATTTATGTTTTGGAGGTCAAACGGGGCCACTGGACTGAAAAACAAATGGCCGATGAACTCTTTTTTACCAACGAGAAGTTTCGGCCAGTAGAAATTGCGATTGAAACGGTAGCTTTCCAAAAAACCCTCCAAAACTTTATTGTCGATGAGACTAGGCGGAAGGGACGGAAACCACTGCCCCTAACAGAAGTTGCCCCGGAAAGCGGTGAATCAAAAGAGAAACGAATCCGCTCCCTTCAACCTCGGTATATGAGAGGAGATGTTCTTCACTCCAAGACAGTGGCTTATATTGACTATCTAGAAGATGAACTGCTACGCTTTCCCAAGGGGAAAAACGATGACATTATCGATTCCTTGGCTTACGCTGTTTCAATCTCCCGGCCACCACGAAAGCAGAATTATGGCGAGGACAACGAACAAAATAGACAAAAATCTTACTTATATTAAAATTAAAACTAAATGACGAAAGCCGAGCCCAAAATCCGACAAAGATATCAACCCTCAGACGTTAGCGGTGAGAAAGCTGATTTAGAGTTCATTTACCGGAGAAAACAAGAGATGGCTGATGCCAGAACTAGTGAGGAAAAAAAATGGGACAAATGGGATAAACAATACGAAGGGTACCGGGAAGACAAGGTTGATTGGCAATCCAATATTTATGTTCCAACGACTAATTCTATTATTGAATCCCAACTGTCTGAAATAATTGACCAGAATATGCGGCCTTACATTACTGCCCGGGGGGTAGAAGACAAGCCCAAAGCCGTCGTAATGAACGCCTGTATTGACCACTCATGGGAAATCGGAATGGGAAACGTGGAAAACTATAAGATGACAAAAGATGCCTTTGTTAGGGGAACATCTATCGGTCAGGAGTACTACCGTCAGGAAAAGAGAATGGTTCAGTGGGTCTATGGCTTTGACTCGAAAACAGGAAAAGAGAAATGGGAAGAAAAGGAAATTACTGACTATGAAGATTGTTTTCTGGAAAATATTTCTTTAAATGATTTTTATGTTGACGAGAAAGCTAGGGGGTTTTTCCCGGAGCCTTATCCAGCCCGAGATGCAATCCGCCGCTATGTTATGGATTTCGATTCTTTTAAGAACTTTTTCAAGGGACCGATTTGGGACCCGATGGGAAATGCCAAATATGTTCAGCCAGCCCAGGGAGACACTAACTATTATGAATTTTTTAAACCACCGGAAAGTTTACGCAAGGACAAGGACATCGAAGTTTTGTGGTATTGGTCTGTGGCTCCGACTCCTGGTCGAAGCAATTATCACGATCACTTAATTGTCGTGGCCAACGACGTTATGATTAAGTGGGGTCCAAATCCCTATCGACACAAAAGAATCCCCTTTGTTCGCCAAGTGGATTTACTTCGGACGAAACAATTTTACGGTAAGGGTGAAGCTGAGCTCTTGGAGTCTATTCAGGAGGAACAAAACACCCTCCGTCAAATGGTCTTAGACCGAAACCACCTTGATATTGATAAGTCATTTCTAGTTAGCAACCGGGAAACCGGCCTTGATGATGACTCACTGATGACCTCTCCCCACCGAATTATTGAAGTCGACGACCCTCAGAATGTTAAAGCTCTGGAGTATGGCGATACCCCAAGATCGGTTTTCCTATCTTTGGCTGAACTAAAAGAAGATGCCGTTCGGGTTACTGGTCAGGATGACCGGATGTCAGCAGTTCATACCCCAGGAACAGCAACCGAAGCCGCTATTCTAAAAGAGGCGACCCTTAAAAGGTTACGAACTAAGCTGTGGTTACTGCGGAACCTAACCCTCTTTAATGTTGCTTCACTACGGGAATCAAATATTCGCCAATACTACACTCAGCCAAAGGTGGAAAAAATAATCGGGGACAAGGCCACCGCTGATTACAAAAGAAAGCTCAACGACCTTTATCGAACGGGTAAGCTTCGGATGCAGGGAACTGAGCCGATGGAGCTAAAATATAAAACAATAAAATTGGAAGATAAACAGTTTGTGATTAACAACCAGAGTAATTCACTGGAAGTCAGAAAGTCAAAAGAACCAACCTTTTTTGAAGTAACTCCAGATATGATTACTCCGCTATACGGCCATTTTGACGCTAAAATTACAGCCGTTCCATCAACTCCGGTCAGCAAGCCACTTCAGCAGGAAAAGGTGTCAATGATGTATGACCGGCTAATTCAAAATCCCACCTATGATCCGGGGAAATTGGGAGATGCTCTTTTGGAAGCCCACGATTATGACCCTGATGAGTTTAAGGCCGAGGCTAGTGCCGAAGAAAAAATGGGTGAGGCGATGATCGAAAAACAGATGCAAATTGCCGAGATGGAAAACCAGGAATTTGTTCGAAACCCCGACAACCTCATCCCGCCTACTCCGATGGCAACCCAGCCCCATACTGAACTTCATATTGCTTTTATTAAAAGTCCAGAAATTATGTCACTCCCGCCTGATTCTCCAATCTTAGCTAACTTAGTGAGACATACTCAGGGAGAACTTCAAGCTCAACAGCTTCGTGCCGATAGCTTGAACCAGGTGGCTAATAGTCAACTAGGAGGTGGGGGTGGTTCTTATAAAACGCCTTCTGGTCCGACTCCTCCAACCCGGGGAAACACGGCTGTTCCTAAAAGAGCCGAAGTCCAGCAAGGGGCCAATCAAATGATGATGGGGGTAAAACCGTGAAACTTCGTCTCGAAAACTCTGATTTGGAGGCATTGACGGCGATTGCTCAAAGTAAGGAGTGGAAAGTCTTACAAAGAATCTTGGAGAACCGAAAAGAAATTGACAAAAACGCCATCGTTCGTTTTCCTGAAGCAGACCCGGTTCAGTTGGCAATAAATAAGGCATTTTTGCGGGGACGGATTTCGGCGGTCCACTTGGTAATTAAAGAAATAAACAGTGCTCCTGATTTACTGGAAAAAATGGAAACAAAAACAAGTTCGACTCAAAAAGGATAAAAATGAAATTAGCTGATTTGTGGCAAAAATTGGTGGCACTCCTTCAACCTCAACCCCTACTTGACCCTCGGGGTCAACCCCCCATTGGCCAGGTTCAGGGCACAGTAAAGGAGCCAATGGTTTTAGATTACACTCCCTATATTCAAGACCAAAACAAGGTTGACCAGTATTTCCCCAAAGGGATACCCCAGCCTCCAACTGATGTTTTAAGTAGGATACTGGAATACTCACCCAATGACGCCACTAGGTCGGCGTTAATTAAGCTTGGTGAAGTTGGTGGCTTTAATACTGCTCCACCCGACTATACCGGCAACCGAAATGGAACCGTTGACCGGGGACCAAACATGATAAATAGTGGAACTTTTGACTGGCTGTTAAATCAAGAGGGTAATAAAGGCGGTACTTACCCCTATCGTCAAAAACTTAACCAGGCAGGAATTTCTGGCTATGGAGATATGAATAATCCAGACAAAAACGAATTTACGATGGATTTAATCAGAAAAATTTTAGGCTATGGAGCCTGGTACGGACCAAAGGACAAGGGATTCGATCTTTTGCCTGAAGGTTACTAATTTTGCGATTTCCCTAGGTTTAAGCAATAATTCCCTTAATTAACAATTAGAAGGGGAACCTCGTATGGCGCGAGGCCCTCTTTGAGTATGGGGAACCCCATTTGGGGCCCAAAAAGGAGTAATTAAAATGCCCGAAGACGCTAATCAAAATGGTGGTCCTACTGTTACTAAGAACGACAATGGTGGTAGCCCACCCGAGAGTCACACTGAACCTACAGCCACACCAGTAGATAATTCAGACAATAATGGTTCGCCGGACAATGGGTGGTGGACGGAGGCACAAAAACGGGGTTTCAAATCCCAAGCTGATGTCTGGAAGTCCTATTCCGAAGCTGAGAAAAAAGTCAGTGAAGACGGAACTCAGTTAAAAGCTTACCGGGAGATGGAGGAGAAGATCGCCCCCATTCTTGACGTTTTGGCAAATGATACCGAAGCTTTTACGCTCATTAAAACTAAATTGCAGGCAAAGCAGAATCCTGGAGTGCCAACTCCAAGTCAGCCTGACAAGGCCAATGATGGGACTGATGGTGCCAGTCGGGTCTTACAGACCCAAATTACCGACACCTTTGAGAAGACTCATGGCATTGACCAGCTAGACGACGAAACCCGAAAGGATTTTCGAAAGACGGTTGGTAAATATTTACAACGGGTAACTGGTGGAACTGTCCATTTGGAAAGTTTAGCCGATGACCTGGAGTCCGCTTTTATCTTGGCGGCTGCTAAAGAAGATAACTTGAAGAAGCTTTTTAATGCTTCCGGTGGTTCCTTCGACTACGCTGGAGCCATGCCCTCCATTGGTACCAATAATACTGATAGTGGTTCCGATATCCAGCTCACCCCTGAGCAGGAAAAGGCCGCCAGTAGGATGCCGGGTGGGAGAGAAGCTTATGTTAAAGGCTTAAAAAAAATGCAGGGGAAATAGTTACTAAATTAAAATTTAGGAGTTACAAATAATATGAACGGTTTTGAATATAGAGGCCAGCTTAATGGCGCCGACAACCCAGTTGTCCGCCACGTAGCTATCGCCAACAGTCAAGCTGTCGCTGTCGGACAAGCAGTTCAATTGGAAGCGATTGGTTCAGGGGGTGGCTGTAAAGCTGCCGCTGCTGGAACTGAAGTTTTGGGGATCATAGTTGGTATCGTCAATAATGACGGTATTGATTTAGATAACGCCAACACAGGTACTTATGATGGTACTTGGACTACTTCCACGAGAACCTATACTGCCGCTGCTGACAACATGACTGATAAAAAAGTTAGGGCCCTGGTGGTTGTTGACAAAGAATCTCTTTTTGCCAACGATTCCGCTGGTGATTTAGCCCTGGCCGATGAATACAAATTCTTCGACCTTCTTTCCGCTACCCAAGTAGCCGACCAAAATGGTCATGATACTGGTGGAGCGATGTTACTAGTTAAAGTTGACCCGGATAGCACTGGAGATGCTTCAGTTGGTTTGTTTAAAATCGCTGAATCTGAACTAGACGCTTACGCTCAACAATAAATAATATAAAGGAGAATATATGGCAGTAAGAGCAAATTTTGGGGATATTCTTGAACCTGGTTTTCGTCAGATTTTTGATGATAGATACGACGAAATCCCGCAAGTCTTCCCTCAAATCTTTAATGTAGAGTCGTCTGACAAACAGGATGAAAAAGATTCGGCCATCTCTGGTTTCGGCTATTTTGCTGAAACAAGTGAGAGCGAACAGGTCAGCTATGAAGACCCAGTCCAGATGTATGACGTTACTTACACTCATAAAAAGTACACTAAGGGATTTAAAATCTCGGAGGAACTTTATGAAGACGAGCAATATAGGGTTATGAACCGTAAGCCTGAGCAATTATCTCGTGCAGCCCGCAGGACTGCTGAGTACTATGCCGCTTCCGTGTTTAACAATGGTTTTTCCACTAGTTATCAAGGTGGAGATGCTAAACCTATCTGTTCGGTTTCCCACCCTCGTTCTGACGGTGGAACCGCTCAGTCAAACGCCAGTTCAACCGGTATCACCCTTGGTGAAACCAATTTGAATACTGGTATTTTGGCTCTAGAAGGTCAGTTGGATGATAAAGGTATGAAAATTGCGGCTGAAGCCAGAACTCTTTTGGTCCCCCGGGCCCTAAAGAAAACAGCTTCGATTCTGGTTGATTCAACTGGTCGTCCAGAAACCGCCGACAATGACGTTAATTATTACCGAGACATGGGTATTAAAGTGGTTGCCTGGCACTACTTGAGTAGCGATACCGCCTGGTACTTACTTGATCCTAGCAATCATTTAGTCACCTGGTTTTGGAGAGTTAAGCCTGAATTTAAGCAGGATAACGCTTTTGACACCGGACAAGCTCTCTTTAAATCTCGTATGAGATTCTCAAAGGGTTGGTCTGATTGGCGTGGTGTCTGGGGTTCTAAAGGTGATGGCGCCGCCTACAGTTCTTAATAATTAACGGAGGATAAAACCTATGGGTAATACTCATTTTTCATCCATTTCCGGCAGGTTGAGAACAGACAAAGAGGCCGCTCCTCAAACTGGAGAAATTCAGTATGACAGCGTTAATAGTTCCTTTATGGTCTGGAATGGTACTGACTGGATTGGAATTGAGTTGACAACCAGTACGTCAACGTCGACATCAACTACCACAACGTCGACATCAACAACCACTGAGTAATCAGAGTTGTGGTAAAATAGGCCAGGTTAGCGATCGCTAACCTGGCTTTAGATGTTTATAAAGAAAAAAAATGATACTGACTAATCCAATTGAATGTCAGGCTCCAATTGCTACTATCTTCGAAGGACAAAGAATAGAGATTAAACCCGGACAGACAGTTAATATTGAAGACGATAACTTGGCTAAATATCTGATGGGTATTTATGGCTTCTTAGAGCGAATTAAAGAGGAAGATGTGGAAACAGCGACAATCAATAAGTTTATCTGTCCCATCTGTGGTTTGGAGTGTAAAAACAAACTAGGTCTGGCTTCTCATCTTCGTAAATGTCAAAAAGACCACCCTGACGCAAAAATTGACAAAGATAAGCCCCTGATAGAAACACTAAAACCAGCCGGTTTTGTCAGTAATCCCAAGAGTCGTTCTCAATTGGAAGACGAGGGCTTTGTTGGAACTGACATCCCGGGTCGACTGGGGAAAGATAACATCGGAGGTAGAATGGAAACAGTCACCATTGACCACGATGGGGTGTCTTGGTATGGCGAGGGAATTGCCGATGATGTCGGCTTTTCAGCGTCATTAGCTAAAAAGTCAGGCAAGTTTTAATTTGTAAACTAACCAAATTAGGAAATATTTAAAAGTTAATTATAATCAAACTAACTTATGTTAAGTAAATTATCGGCAACTAATTACAAACATATTACTGCCACTGGCTTGGTTTTGGGTAGTGCAACTGAAATCTACGGGATTACTCTGGCGGCTGGTTCTGATACCGCCACCCTCACCCTCTATGATTGGGTTAATACTACGGGCGGTACTATTTTGTGGAAAATAAAAGCGGGGGCGAATACCTCTCAGAGTATCGAGTTCCCCCATCCTCTCAGTGCTAAAACGGCGGTTTATGCTGTCTTGGAAGGAACTGGTCCGGTAGCCAGTATTGCCATTGATGGTAACTTTACTACGACCTCCACTTCAACCTCGACTACCACTACCTCAACATCAACAACTACCACTTCAACTTCGACGACCACTACTTCGACTTCAACTACCACATAACTAGTAAACTCCCTCTTGTTACGATATAATCTGGCTACTTAGTAGTTTATTTAACATTGATGAAAAAAGTTGCGATTTTAACTACCTTTAATTCTGCTGACCCAGCTTATTCCCTAAACCGAGTCGTCCAAGACCAAATCAAAATGGTGTTAGCCCTTGGTCACACCCCAATAGTTTTCGTGGCTGAGTCTTTTAAATCAATTGAAAATTACGACCTATGTGAGCTTCGTTTTATTCCCAACGTTCCCTGTCACAACGAGGTTAAAAAAGATGATACTTTTGACGAAGACGTAGAGAAGCTTTACCAATCACTTAAAGAACAATTAACCGATATTGATGTGGCCATAACCCACGATTATATTTATCAGCCAGCGGCACTAAAGCATAACCTAGCCTGTCGCCGTTTGGCTCTAGAGACCCCACAACTTCGATGGCTTCACTGGATTCACAGTGCCACCCCACCCTATAACCTGGCTTCTTTACGG